ATCTTGAGGTGCATTGTACATACAACAGGATACCCCGTGCACCCCCTGTCACCTCTGTAGATATTACGATAAGATTAAGCCCCCTGTCAACTGAATGTATTTACTTTTGTATAATCTGTGGCAAATATGTGACAATGGTATAAGATTTATCATAAGGGAAATACACCATAGCATTATACCTTTGTTCTATCCCTTTGTAATCCCTAACAAATATAATTGTAATAAGCTTTAGGACACGTTTGGTTTATACGGTTATATTATAACACCATTCTATATTCTTTTACTGGTCATTAATTAATCTTAATATTTATTTATTTTACCTATTGACATATTTAATTTACTAGGTTTATCTATGTGTCATAACTTAAACAAAGGTGTATAACATGGACTTAACAAAACTAAACAAATACTTTCCAGATTTTGACAATACTTTACTTGTCACAAGAATAGCACAAGAATTAAAAGACTATGATATTATAGATGCAACCGATAGTATGGACGAATTGCCAAGGTTAATTAGTGATGAATACAACGGTAAATTTGTTGAAATATTTGTCAATTACAATGACAACCCTGTCAATGATACAACTGGTATTCATAACGATATTGAAGTTTACTATAATGTAGGAAATAGTTTTTCTGAATTTGATAGTAAAGAATACTCAATGACAAGACTAAACGAATTAAAGGAGGATATGAAAGAATACTTAAGTTAACTTTAACATTGGCATCAACTATTGGTGTCAATTGTAGAATTAACTTTATAACCAAAACAGAAAGAAGAAATGATATGTCAAACTTCCCATTAGTTCATATATCTAAAATGACAGGCAAACTAGATGGCTTTAAAGCTATCAGTACAAACACAATGACAAACCCTTATTGCATTAAACAGAATGCATCTACTAGAAAAGATAATATTTGTACAGTTTGTTATTCACATACAATGTTGAAAAGCTACCGTAAGAATATGCAACCAGCATTACAAAGAAATAGTGAAGCCCTAGCCAATAGAGTTTTTGATATGGATTTGTTGCCTACAATATTAGATGCATTCTTTAGATTTAACGCACATGGAGAACTAATAAACCTTACACATTTAGAAAACTTAGTAAGGATTGCAAAGAAAAATCCACATTGTAACTTTGCATTGTGGACTAAACGCAATGACTTAATTGTCAAATACTTTAAGAATAGAGACAAACCAAAAAACTTTATTCTTGTCTATTCAAATCAAAAGGTTGGTACGGTTATGACAAAACCACCAAAGCATTTTGATAGAACCTTTAACAATGTGCTAGAACATGAACATAAAGAATTGCAAAATTGTACTGGTCAAAAGTGTAAAGACTGTAGATTATGTTATACTTTAGATAATGGTGTGGATACTATTGTTGAGATGGTTAAGAAATATTAATTTTAGTATTATCGGTGGCATCTTTTATTGGTGTCACTAAATAATATTAAAACCTAAACAGAAAGAAAGTAGAATGGTAAATTCAATTGAATATACAAGAAAAGAACAAAGTTTATTTGGGATAGAGGCTTATTCTAATGTTGATAATGAAAAGATATTTATATCTAAAACTTATAATTTATATTGTCCTAAAGCGAATAAAGAATTCGGACAACTGTTGAAAAAATATGAAAAGAATTTTAGAGTTGACGCCGTGCAACGTCAATATGCAAAAGGTTTTGAAATAGTATCTTATTTAAATGAAGGGAAATAAATCAAATGATTGATAAAGATATAATAATGAATTTAACAGATATAGAAATATCATGTTTAGAAATTGTTTCATGTAACTTTGAAACGCAAGCTGACATTGAGAAAGAACTCTACAGGATAGCAGAGCTTTGCAAAACTTTGTCAAATGAATTAAGAGATAGAATACAAGAGGATGAATAAATCTTTAAGCTATTGTCCTGAGTGTTTAGTCAAATCATATATGCGTAAGCTTAAAGTAATTGACACAAGAGACTATTTTAAATTAGGATACCCATCAATTAAACGTAGAAAGAAATGTCTTTATTGTGGGTATAAAGTTAACAGTGTAGAAATATATTTAGAGAAAGGGAAATAATTAAATGACTAGAAAAATAAAAGAAGGGGAATATGAAAAACTATTTATCAGACTTTCAGGTCATTTCCTATCAGAACACTTACCAGATGACTTCTTTACATATGATGAAGAAGACCAGATGACATTGATAGAAGACCATCATTGGCAACCGTTTGAATATCACTCACCACAAGACGTATATGACTTAATTGATAATTTAACTTATGATGTACAAAACATCTTAGAAAAAGGAAAAATTTAAATGTTAGATGTTGAAGACAGATTAAGACTTGCACATGAGACAGTATGCAAGCAAGAGAATAAAAGAATGCGTGAAGTTTTTAACATACGCAATTATAAAGAAGGTGACCAGTGGACTGCACAAAAGAACAGACAAGCTACAGGTGCTATAGGCGGCAAGAATAACAAACTAAAAAGACTTTGGGTAAAAGAAAGGAATACAAGATGACAGTTAAAGAATTAATTTGGCAACTTAAAGAAGCACTAAAGTTTCACGATCAAGATGAACTTATATCTGTCTACAATCAAAAGACAGGTGAACGTATAGATATAGAAACTGTAGATGATACAATTAATAATGAAGTACATCTAATTATAAGAGGAATAACAAATGAGTAACAAATATTTTAATGTAGATAAATATAAAAGAGATGAGGAACGTAAAGAGAAACTTATGACAGCATTTGTCTATTCAGTTTTATGGTTTGCATTTATTGGTGTTATGTTTACGTTTAGTTTTACAATCAATACAGTATGGGAGTTAATAAAATGAGTAATAAGATAAGTTTGGAAGGGTGTTATACAGTTGCGGCGTATGCTGAGATAGAATTGCCAGAAGGTAAGACAGGTAAAGATATACGGCACGTCTATGACAAGTGGGGTACGTTATACATAGAGCTAGACGATGGCAAAGTGTACGAGCACATGATTGATTATGGTGATGTTGACAGTAAACGACTAGACTATATGGATTTATACACAGATGAAAGGGAACTACTAAATGTATAGAGTTAAGACATATGATAGAAATGGTAAGTTAATACAAACTTATTGCAGCTATAATAGAGCTACGTTAGAAACTTATGTGAGTTCGTCACTAGATAAGGTGAAGGGTATTGTTCACGTTAAGAGTTGGGAAGAGGATGAAAACAATGGATAAGCAAGAATTTTATGATTGGATTTATAATGGTGATGCTACCTTTGAAGCTATAGAAGATTTAGGTGATGGTAACTTTGCTGTATACTTTTGTGATATAGAAGGTGATGATGATGACGACTAAAGCTAAACCATTACACAGATACCACAATGAATTAATCAAAGAGATAGACGATGCTGAGTGGTTGGATAAAGAAATATCTGACCACGAGAAGCAAGAGAATAAAGAGTATCTTATATCTTTAACTAATGGTGGTAAGACATACCGTAATTAACCTATAGAACCCTTGTCAGGGACAAGCCCTAGGGTATCAACATTATTTAATCTGTCAAGAGGGAAAATAAATTAAATGGATTACAGAGCATACATAAGAAGAGGCAAGCAAGAACTTGAAGTCTTTGGACAGGTTTGGGATGACGGTTCTGGCTACTGGGATGACCACCATTTCATTGTAGATAAAGAGCCAGAGTTTGCTATCACAGAACTATATGACAATGAAGATAGAGAGATCGTTAAGCTTACCACCTTGACACCTGAAGAAATACAGGTCATTTTAGATATGTTTACACAAGATTATTGGGATCAAATATTATGAGTAATTGGTTAAGCCATAAGGAATGTCCTTATGAGGACTGTGGCAGCACAGATGCCTTCAGCTACAATACTGAGAGCTGTTCAGGCAGGTGTCATAGCTGCGAAAGAGTTTACCCTAGGACTAAAGATAGTAAGTTCGAATGGGCAGAAGAAACATACCCTGTAATGGGGCAAGAGCAAAAGGATGGATGGGATATGAACCCACAACAAACGCAGATTAAACCTGTACCTACCGAAGTACTAACATCAGTGTACAGGTCAGTAAGATCAATAAGCAGAGAGACTATGCAGTTCTATGGTGTTAAGACATACCTTGACAGCAATGGTAAAGAGGTGAAGCAAGAATACCCATACCCTTCAGGTGGTATAAAGACTAGATTTTTTCCAAAAGAATTTAGAGCTACCAACCTTAAGTCAGATGAACTATTCGGTATGAACCATTGGAATGCAGGGTCAGGTAAGATTGTCACCATAACTGAAGGTGAACTAGATGCTATGTCAGCATACCAAATGTGTAATTCAACTAAGTATTCATCAGCTTTTGTGTCACTACCATCAGCTACACCATCGAATAAACTTTGGACTAAAGCTGCAGATTGGTTAGGGTCATTCGAGAAGATCATACTATCTATTGAACATGATGAACAAGGCAATGCTGTAGCACAAAGGATAGCTAACCTATACCCTAACAAAGTATATAGGGTACAGCATGACAAATACAAAGATGCTAATGAATTCTTAGAGGCAGGTGCTCGTAATGAGTTTTATAATGCATGGTTCAATGCTAAGAAGTATACACCTGAGAACATAATCAATACATCAGATCAGTTCCTTAAGATGTATAACAATAGTGAGAGCCATGTGTATGTCGAGACAGGGGTACAAGAGTTCGATGACTTATGTATGGGTCTGATGCAAGGACACTTCACCTTGTTCAAGGCACAGACAGGTATAGGTAAGACTGAGTTCATGAGATACTTAGAGTACCACATACTTACCAAGCACCCTGAGATAAGCATTGCAGCTTGGCATATGGAAGAGACAAAACTTAGATCACTACTTGGGTTGGTGTCATACGAATTAAAGGATAACCTGACACGTAAAGATTTGATAGCACAAGCAAGTGCTGAACAGAAAGTACATGATGCTATCATTAAGCTAACTAAAGATGAGAGACTATATCAGTTTTTCTTGAATGATGAGGATGACCCTATAGATATACTAGGACACATCAGGTATTTGTCACAAGCATGTGGTGTTCAGTATATATTCTTTGAACCTATTCAAGATATTGCAGCTAACATGGGTGGTGATGAAAGCAAAGAACAATTCCTAGCTGATCTATCTGTCAGGTTATCTAAGTTAGCTGCTGAGTTAGGTGTTGGCATTGTAACAATCGGACATACCAATGATGATGGTGCTGTTAAGTATTGCCGTATGATAGAGCAAAGAGCATCAGTTGTTGTTGAGTTACAACGAGATAAGATGTCAGAAGATATTGATGAAAGAAATACAACCA